GACCTACCCTACGCAATGCGTCTTGCGGCTGTACGTACAGCGTTAGCCGCCAAGAATGACATGCACCGTTTCTTCCAGACAGCAGGTGTCTATGACGTGTTGCGTTTTCGCAAGGCGCAGGACGGTAACGGTACGTCCGATGTTCGTCGCCTCATGGAGAATACTGAGCGCCTTCTGTCCGGCGGTCTGGGTGACCTCAGCGGTGCGGTCAACGACGCTATCGATTCTGGCGATCAGGAGAATCTTGACCTATGACTGCCACACACACCCGCCGCGTAGGGAGACGACGGACCCCGGGTGCCGCGCCGGGGGTTAGCGAGCAGGCTCGCGCCATGGTTCAAGGGGCGTGGGAGGAGGCTGAACGTTGCGAGAATAAGCTGTTCGGTGAGATGTACGCCACCGCGTTAGAGCGCAAGGTGTATTACAACGATACGGTGCTATTCGACTTCATGAAGCACCTCACGCACGCTCCGGTAGGCATAGAAGAGTTTCTGTCGGGGTCGGAGTTTCTGGGGGCTACTGACATATCGTTGTGGCCCGAAGTACGCGCAGCCATCGTTGATATTAACAAGTACTGGTGGAAAGGTCAGGTAGGAGGGGCCAAGCATGAGGCTCTTCTGATGGGCTCGTGTGTAGACGCGCTAACCGAGTTTTTAACCCCGAACGGCTGGAAGTATATTTCCGATTTTGAGGAAGGTGATCTTGTCGGTCAATACTCGGTAGACGGTACTCTAGAGTTTGTGACACCGCAGGCGTACATCCGCCGCCGCCACCGAATGTTTTACCACTTCGCACCTCGGGGCGGTCTGGATATGATGTTAACTCCGGGGCATCGCGTTATCTACCGGAACAGGAACACCGGGGAAATCTGCGAGATGTCCGCAGAGGACGTGGCCGAGAACCACAATAGAACTGCTACCGGGTTCACAGGTAAGTTCCTATCTACCTTTACCCCTACGGGGCGGGTAGGGATTGATCTATCCGACGAACAGATCCGTGTGATGGTTATGGTTCATGCCGATGGCTCCTTTGATACAAGGGATGACTCCAGTTGGTGTAATGTGATCGTAAAAAAGCCGCGGAAAATTCGCAGGGCTAGGCGTATCCTTCAGGAGGCGGGTATTGCGTTTACTGAAGTACCGCACAACGGAGACTACCGCCGCATCCGTTTTTACGCGCCGCAACGGAACAAGACATACGAGGGTTGGTGGGGTTGCACACAGGACCAGCTCCGTATTGTTACCGACGAGGTAATGCACTGGGATGGCTCCGCGAGGCACCAACAGTTCTACACTGCGAAGAAAGAGGAAGCTGATTTCATCCAGTACGCCTATCTCGCTACAGGGGTACGGGCTACCATGCAGTGGCAAGATCGCGGGGGAAATCGGTCTGTCGAGTATAGGGTGAAGCGTTGTCGTTCCGCTGAATACACCATGTCCGCTTCGCCTAAAGGGCCTGAAGCACAGCTTGTTGAAGCCAGTGATGGGTATTGCTACTGCTTCACACTGCCTACGGGTATGTGGTTGGCGAGGCGCAACGGTAGTGTATACGTCACCGGGAACACAGGTAGCGGAAAAACGGAAATATCGAAGATTACCCAGCTATACCACCTTTACCTGTTGTCCTGCTTGGACAACCCGCAAGGCTACTACGGCCTGCCGAAAGCGACCTCTATTGTGTTCGCTATCATGGCCGCTAAGCCGCACGTGACGAAGAAGGTTATCTACGACCCTCTGCGCCACATGATTGAGCACATCCCGTATTTTCAGAAGCACCTACGACCGAGCAAGCTGGTTGAGTCCGAGATGATCTTTGAGGAGAAGAACATCCGTGTAGTGCCTGCGGGTGTGGACGCCGACTCGATCCTAGGTGAAGCAGTACTTTCGGGGATCATTGACGAAATCAACTTCATGAACGTTGTGCTACGTTCTAAGAAGGCAGAGGTAACCACAGGCCGCGCTGGGGTCTACGATCAGGCCCAGACAATACACAGTGCAATGACCCGCCGTATCAAGGGTCGTTTCACCAAGCCCGGACCCAAGATAGGGATACTCTGTACGTCATCGTCAACCCGCTATAAAGGGGACTTTACCGACAAGCGTAAGGCTCAGGCTCTGCAGCACGACGAGCAAGGTATCTACATCTACGATAGGCCGCAATACGAGGTAAAACCTCAAGAAAATTTCTGTGGGCAAAAGTTTAGGCTGCTTGTCGGTAACGACATGATCAACGATGTGCGTATCCTGAAGGACGGGGACGCCGTACCGCCAGAGGCTCGCGTTCTAGACATCCCCATCGAGTATGAGACGGAGTTCCAGAGAGACCCGCATTCCGCCCTACGAGACATCTGCGGTATATCCACCTCGGCTATTTCCCCCTTCATTACCCGTCGTTTCAAGATCTACGAGGCTGTGTCTGCCGGGGAGGAGGAAGGTATCCAGTCGTTCCTCAACAAGGACAACGTTATTCTAGGTGTGGATGGGATGCCGGTCGTGAAGTACAGCCATTACTGTACCGACCCCTCACGTCCGCGCTATGTGCACGTTGACTTGTCGAAGACCGGGGACAGTTGTGGTATCGCCATGCTGAGATACGATGGCCTCACCTCCGTTACACGCAGTAATGGGGCTATCGAGAAGCTACCTATCGCTACCATTGAGATGGCGTGCTCAATACAGCCTGACTCCAATAATGAAATAGATTTTGCGGAGGTTCGTACATGGATACGGCAGCTACGTGATGTATACGGGTACCCGATCAGGGCGGTAACATACGACGGTATCTTTAGTATCGAGTCCGTACAGCAGTGGCGCAAGATAGGTATGCGCACTGGTAATATTTCGGTAGACAGAACGTCCGCACCGTACAAAAACCTGCGTGACGCCTATAACGATAACCGCATACGGCAGTACCATCAGGAGGTACTGATCCGCGAGCTTTTTGATTTGGAGTACGATGACGATAAGGACAAAGTCGATCACCCGGTGAATGGCAGTAAGGATGTGGCGGATGCAGTGGCCGGCGCCTACTACTCGATGCTGACCAAGCGCAGTACTTGGGTGTCCGAGTCAGGTAACGAGGTAATAGGTAATGGCCGTGCGGAATTTGGTGAACGTTTCGAGGGGAGTAGGCGATGATTGAGGATAGCTGGATCGCATTTGGGTGCATATCTTACGCGTTTATTGGCCTGCTTAAGGTAGTAGTGGTTTTCCACTCAGCCGTGTATGCAGGCTACGTGTATCAGACATTGAGCTACCGACATACCCGCAGTAGCGTTACGCGTCTTGAGCGCAGGCTATATACGGCTATCTGCTTGGCGGTGGTTGCAGTGTTGTGGCCGTTGATGCTTTTGCGGGAGGGTCGTAGGTTTTTCGTAGCTTACGGCAGGCATGAGGTCTATCGGGCGATTGAGCTTGAGATGGTGAACAGATACCTCTGACAGGTGCATCGTGTACGTAGTCGAGGTGGTCATGACCAATCGCGTAGTGGAGCGCGCGCTACGGACTACGGATTATGACTTGGCACTGGACACATTTGATGCCAAGAAAAAGACAAAGGTTCGTGAGGTGAGATTGGTCAAGGTTGTATATGGTGTGCGGGCTGTGCTCAAGTACGTACAGAAGCACAGGAAATAGACTAGCCCCGCAAGGGGCTTTTTGTTGAGAGGTGTGAGATGGAATACGACCAGTGGGGTGTGTTTGTTCCGGGTATTGGAAGGATCGGGGCGGTATGTGGTAGTCTGACCAGCGACGAGAGTACGGCTAGGCTGGTAGCGCTCAGTAAGTATTCTGAGGAGGGTAATCGCCCGGCAGGTAGCATGAAGAAGGTCATATACGAAGACGACGATTTTTCCGTGTCGCCGGAGTAAGGTATTTCAGTAGTCGGTGTATCCGCATAGTTTTGCAATCGATTGCACATTACCATGACTACACACAAATACGAGCAAGACGAAGATACCGTGGATGTATACGTGATTACGGTCTACCACTCCGACGATGGCGAGGTTAACTTTGTTGTCGAGGGTGTAGCTGACGACGAGGATTCACTAGCTTGCGTTGCTGATGTGTTGCATGATGTGGCCGACTCACTTATCAGCGGCGCGGTAGATTCCACGAAACATTGAAAAAAGGGTACTGGCACACGGTGCCCCCTATCTAGGGGTGAGGTAAGTTAATGCGGACTATGAAGAGTGTTATCCCCGGGTCCACGACAGACAAGGTTTTGCGTCTGTTACAGAGCAGAGGCCCGATGCGTGAGCCTGACATCCGCAAGGCGCTAGGGCTGGGTAGGCGTATGTGCGCTTTCCTGATATGGATGCGCGACCGTGAACTGCTTGATTGCGAGACTGTGCTACCGAAAGGACACACTAGGCCCACACGTATGTGGTCAGCGCGAACCAACTACTCCACTGCCTACGCTCTCGATCAGCGCCTGAGTCAGGTACTTTACCTAGTAGACGCGATAGGTATGGTCACCGTCAATGATGTGGTTTCTTACCTAGGGGTCACTAAGTTTTGTGCGATCAAGTACATCGCCTTACTGGCTGCGTCAGGTCTCGTAAAGCAGTCGCGCGGGTGGGAGAACGGACGGCTCGTGAAATTCTCTCAACGTCTTGATACCCAGTATGCTGCACCTAGCCGTAATCAAGAGCCGTCTACGGGTGAGGTCAAGACCCGACCGCCAGCCCCAGTGAGTCACGGTGCGTTACTCGATTTTGTAGTCAGTCAACTAGGCCACCTACCAGAGCCCTTGTGTGGGGACTAAAATTCTGTACTGGCACAGTATCGCCCCTACTACTGCCTGTGTTAGTGTGTTTGACAAAGAATCGTAACTGGGTGATAATCTGCGAACTCTCTGAGTGCCAAGCGCTGTACTGTCTGCAGATCGGTGGCGCTGGACCGGTAGTGCGGCTCTTCTGGGTTGCTGCAGGTAACGTGGGCGATGTAGATACGCGCACACGCACATCGTAAGTATCCGCTATGTGGATCGGCCACACAGTGCGATTGCGGGTAAAGTACGGTCATAGAGAAACACGAACGAGGGGGGACTATATGAACGTTGCGGCACGTATGGGCGGACTGGTAATCCGCGTATGCTTGCCGTTCTCCATGGGGGTAGCAGCCGCGCTTGCCGTTTGCGGGGCCTACGTGAGTACGGCGTACATTGATGTCGGATACAGTACGCCACCGGGCGGTGCGCCCGCCAGAATCTCACGGATTGCGACAACCCCCAGTGTGCCGAGAAAAGTGCCGAAGGCACCGCATCTGGAGTACGGCTAGATGGTGGGGCTCTGCTACCGACAAAGCCCCCTAAATAGCAGATAGAGACCTGAAGGAAGGGGCCGTGTGGTTTGCGACCCCACCAAAGAGACCAGCGAATAACGCACGCTGTACGTTATTCGGTGTTTTCTAGGTGTAATAGTGAGAGGAGGTAGCATGGGTTACTACATCCAAGGGCCATTGTCTGGAAAGGGAGCGCACCTTGTGCGCGAGTACGGTGCCACGGCTTGCAGCGAGAAGGATGCACGGGCTGCGCTCGATTCCGAGGACATGGTGCCGGTGTGCGTCGTAGACAACGGTATGTTCGACGCGGCGGCACTGGCCTACGACAAGCAAGAGTTTGATGTGTTTGCCGGTGATACTTCTGGTCGCCCGAAGCGGTGGTATATCATGTCTCGGGCGCGGGCTTACGAACTTTCTGGGTACAAGGTGAAGAAATGAAGATCATCGAAGGGCTGAAGAAGCTCAAAGAACTGAAGATCAAGGCCGACGATCTCGCGGTGCGTATCCGCAATCATTGCGCGGACCTGTCGCACGAAACACCGCGCTACACAGATCAGGCGGCACAGGTGCAATCATGGATCGACGCACGGCGAGATATCGTGAAAGAGATCCTGCGCCTGCGTATCGCCATCCAGCGCACGAACCTTCTGGTACGCGTGGTTGTCGAGACAGAGGACGGCGTATCGGTGGAGAAGACCATCGCCGAGTGGATTCACCGCCGCAAGGACTTGGCTGCGATGGAGATGGAGTCGTACGCCGTGCTTACCGACCGGGGGCTGAAAGAGGGCCACCTGCCGCAGTCGAGCGGCGTACCGCTGGAAGTGAAGATCCGCCGGTATTTCTCGCAGCAGCACCGTGATGAGCGGTATTCTGCTCTGAAGGCCGAACCACTCCGCATCGACTCAGCACTGGAGGTTGCTAACGCAATCAATGATCTGGTAGAGTAGTAACCGCTTAACGTTGCAGCGGACGTGCGGAGACAAAATCGTTAATCAGGCCTAAGCTAAGCCGGGTAAGTGCTAAGCATCTGACTCCTAATCAGACCAAGGCAAGTCCCTCAATGGGCAACCTCAAGTGTCATGGTTTAAGGCTAAAGGTAGTAAGGTTTAGTCAGATTAAGGCGGTAAGTGTTATGTGCGTAAGGATGACGCCTGTAGGTTAGGCAAAATCCCTGTACGAAGTTAGGCGCCCTGAGCCTTACGAATCTTCGAGGGCTTCCCGTATGGGTTGCTGCAACCACCAACACCGCAGGGGGCGCAATACCCCCTGCACTTTCACAGTCTATCGGCCA